ATGAAATCCTACAAACACTTGTTTGACATCTGCATATCGGAAGAAAACCGCCGCAGGGCCATTCAAAAGGCCAAACGCACAAAGCGGATCAGGAAGATGATACGAAAACGCCATCTGTCCGATGAGGCAATGCTGGCACTGTCCTATGACTGGATTATCAACTATGAGAACGCGGAGCACACGCCAATCGTCATTCAAGACGGTATCCGGCACAAGGAGCGGGTCATCATCGTCCCGACGCTTGAAGAACTGATCGTTCAGCACTGCGTTGTCATGGCTTTGGGTGAGATGTTCTGGCGCGGACTGTATCGTCACAGCTATGCGAGCATCCCAGGACGCGGCGCCCATAAGGCCAAGAAAGTCATGGAGAAGTGGATCGACACCGACCCAAGGAACGTGAAGTATGTTCTGAAAATGGACATCCGCCACTTCTTTGACAGTATCCAGCACGATGTTTTGAAAGCCATGCTCCGCAAACGGATTCACGATGACCGGATGCTGGAGCTGCTGTTCAAGATCATCGACGTGACGGACATCGGCCTCCCTTTGGGCTTCTATACCTCGCAATGGCTCTCCAACTGGTTCTTGCAGGGGCTGGACCATTTCATCAAGGAACAGCTTCATGCGGTCTACTATGTCCGATATATGGACGACATGGTCATCTTCGGGTCAAACAAGAAAGTTCTGCACCAAATCAGGCAGGCCATCTCTGAGTACCTTGAGGCCAATCTTGGCCTGGAGCTGAAAGGGGATTGGCAAGTGTTTCGTTTCTCCTACACCGTCAATGGTGAAGACCGAGGGCGGCCTCTGGACTTCATGGGCTTCCAGTTTTATCGGAACCGGACGGTGCTTCGCAAGTCCATCATGCTGAAAGCAACCCGGAAAGCCCGCAGGATTCACAAGAAACCCTATCAGGGGCGCAAGCCTACCGTCCACGACTACCGCCAGATGATGTCGTATCTGGGATGGATCGACTGTACCGACACCTACCGGATGTACCTGAAGCATATCAAGCCGAGGGTCGGCTTCCAGCGGATGAAGCGGTACATTTCCCGCTATGACCGGCATGACGACCGTCGTGTGTACGAGCAGCTTGTGCAGTTATATTTGCCGAGAGGAGGAAAGCGCCGTGGAACCCGTTTATATCACCGCAGAAAGTACCGTCCGCCCCAAGGAAATCGAGGTGGGCGTGACCACTGTATACCTGCGCCGCAACATTGTTGAGACGCAGCGCACCGACCCCATGGACGAGGGCCGCGAGCCCACTGTCATCTTCGTCTATGAGGAAGCCCAGCTCACCAAGGATGAGGCCCTGCTGGTTCTCGCCGAGGGGCAGGAGACCCATACCAAGGAGCTGGAAGATGCCGACGGCATCAACATCGACCACGAGTACCGGCTGACCCTGCTGGAGCTGGGCCTGTCCGAGACTGATATTTGAGGAAAGGAGATGTAGAGCATGTTGTATCGTACTCTGAAGCGCATGATCGAGCGCGGCCAGACTGATGGCATCGAGAGCAAGCTGGATATTTTCTACGCTGCCGGCAAGATTTCCGAGGCCGAGTATTCCGAGCTGATCGGGATGCTGAGCAAGTAATCCAACAGGAGGAAATGAATTTTGACTATCCAAGAGCTTTTAGCTGGCGGGGGCGGTCTGGTTCTGCTCCTTTTGACGCTGGTGCAAATTGCCCCCGTCAAAATCAACCCTTGGTCGGCACTGGCAAAAACCGTTGGTAAAGCAGTTAATGCGGACATATCCAGCCGACTTGATGGTATTGAGGCTAAGCTGGACGGTCACATCACCATGGATGACCGCCGGACTGCTGACAGCCGACGTGCCCAGATCCTGCATTTCAACAACGAACTGCTGCGACCTATTAACCACACCAAAGAGGAGTTTGTTGAGGTGCTGGCTAAAATCGACGACTACGAGCGGTACTGCGAGGAACATCCGGAGTATCCAAACAACCGGGCGGTTCTCGCCATCGAAAACATCCGGGAGGTCTATAAGGAACGCTTGAAGAAGCGGGACTTCCTTCAGGAGAGTCACGCCAAGGATGAAGAGGAGGGCGACGTATGCTGAACATCAAAGCAAAGGAAGTCGCGCCCATTGTGGAGCAGCCTGCTGATATTTCTGAGGACTGGCCGGAGGACGTCGTTGAAGAACCCGCCCTCGACCTCTCTGAACCGAGCAAAAAGAAAGCGACCACTATGAAAATTATCGTGTGGGTCTGCCTGCTTAACGGTATTGCCTGGGTGTGGTGCAGCTACATCCTCGCATGGATGGGCAAGGAGCAGATTGCCGAGAGTTTATCTCAGGTGGCGCTTACCGAGATCATCGGCGTGGTGCTGGTGTACGCCATCAAGTCTGCCGTCGAGAACCTGAGCAAGAACAATTCATGGCCGGATAAACATGGCTCTGCTCCGCCTGATGGGGTCGGATAACATAAGGAGGAATCAAAAATGGAAAGTGTTCTGAACTGGTCCATGGTCATCAGCGTCATCGGTGTGCTGGTGGTGGTGACCAACATCGTCGTCCAGGTGCTGAAGAAGGTCACCTGGGACAAGCTGCCGACCAACATTCTGGCGGTCGCCGTCTCGATGGTACTCACGCTGGTGGCGTTCTTCGCCTACTGTCAGATCAAGGCTATCGCGGTGGTGTGGTATATGGTGGCCGCCGCGGTCGTGCTGGGGTTCATGGTGGCGTATGCAGCCATGTTCGGTTACGACAAGCTCATGGAGGCTATCGGCAAGGCCGGCAAACAGTAA